CATCTTAGGTGACGTGTCTATTCGCGTGACCAGCGGATTCAGGTCTGCGGCTTTGAACGTGGCTGTCGGTGGATCTGCAACATCGGACCATGTGGACGGCGATGCTTGCGACTTTCAAGCGCCAGCCTTCGGACCTCCAATCAACATCTGCCACGCCATCGTGAAAAGTGGCCTGCGTTTTGACCAACTCATCGAAGAAGGCACTTGGGTGCATATCTCGTTTGGGCCTCGGATGCGTCAACAGGTTTTGACCATGCGCCGGGGAAGATACTTCAACGGGCTGCGGCCTATCTAGGAGCAAGTAAAATGCAATACATTCTAAAGAAGCTGGCCGAACCATCTAGCTGGTCTGGCCTTGGTGCAATTCTGGCTGTCGTTGGCCTCAACCTGGAAGCCGACTTGCTGCAAGCGATTGCGGTCTTTGGTGCGGCTGCGGCTGGCTTGGTCGGCATCGTGCTTGACGAAAAGAGCGCCTAATGTGGGTCAAGGCGGGGGCGTCTCTTGCCGTCCTGCTAACCCTTTGCGCTGGTCTCTGGTTTGTTCGGTCTAAGCTGGACAAATTGGAGGCCACGCAAGCCCGTCTAGCGCAGGTCGAGCAGATGCTTAGCCAGTCGCGCAATGAGCTTCAGGCCGAGCGATTGGCCCGCAAGCTAGATGGTCGCCGGCATCCGCGTCAAACCCGTTCCAAGACAAGAGGTGGTTCGATATGTCGAAACTCCAATGGGCGATTCTGATTGTCCTAGCGTTCATGTTGGCGAGTATTTCCGGTTGCGCGACATACAAGAAGCTGGAACCAATCCAGATTAAGCCAGCCTGTCCTGCGGTGATTAGCGCAGAGATTAGGCCGGAACCAATCGCGCCGCCTGAAGCCATTGCAAACGATGTGGCGCGGGATTTTATGGCGATAGAATGGCTACCGTGGGCTCGGGATAATGCGCGTCGGTTGAGTGAGGCTCGGGCTTGGTGCCTGCGGGGTGCGAAGTAATGGCGAACGTCAAGATGGATCGCGAAACCGCCCTACATGTCGTCGCCTATGTCAACATGGCGCTCAAGATGGGTCACAGGCCCGTCAACATTTATGGCAACGGTCGATCGGCTGTCGAAGTGGCTGCTGAAAAGGCGGTCGAGGATGGCTTCGTTCTCAGTCGCAAGACCTTTCAACACCGCATCAATGCAGCCAAGACGCATCATGGCGTAGAGCCGGATTGGTCGCTCTATACCCCGTCGCGCTATGTGCAGCCGGTTCCAAGGCAAGTTCTGTTTCCAGCATCCACCCCAGACCCGCGCGCCTATGTTCCAAGTGGCGAACGTGAGCGCGTGCTAATGATTGGCGACTTGCATCAAGACCCCAGGCACCCGCATCGCGTCGAGGTATTGGCATGGGCTGCTAGGTTTGGATCCGATAGAAAAGTGGGCCGCGTCGTGCAGGTTGGCGATTGGGGCACGTTCGACGGCGCTTCGTTCCATGACAAGAACGACACGCTGCGGGCGCGCTTGAAACCGACCATTAAGCAGGACTTGGACAACCAGAAGGAAAGCCTAGTCACTTTTCACGCCAATAAGCCTGATGACTGGAATCCAAAGCTAGACATCACGCTAGGCAACCATGAAAACCGCATACACCGCTTCGAGAACGCCAACCCTGAGACTGCGGGCATGTTCTCCAACGAATTAGAGACCAACTTCGCGCAATTCGGCTGGCAAACTAGACCCTATGGCGAGGTCATGTTCGTGCAAGGCGTCGGCATATCACACCATCCCACAAACGGCGCTGGGCGGGCTTTTGGTGGCAAGACTGGGCCACAGCGGGCGGCAAACGAATTGACGTCTAGCTTTATCTCTGGCCACACTCACGCCTATCAGCATTTCACCACAGGCAAGATCGGGGCAATCTCTGGTGTTGATGTGATGGAAGTCGGTTGCGCCTTGCCTTGGGGTGAGGTCGAGGACTATGCAGCCCACGCCATCATCAACTGGTGGTATGGCTTCGTGATTGCAGACCTTATGGGTGGTCGGATCGTGGCATCTGAAAAGGTGGACATGATGACCATTCGAGACCGCTATTCAGACGATGGCGCGGACGTGGTGAGACTGCCCAAGTTAAAATCGGCCTAAATGTTTAACACAAACATCGCACATGTTAATAATGTCGCACGATGTTAACATTACACCACAAATTCTCGGCGTGTAGTGCAAGGCCATATGAACCCGACATTAAACCCGACATGCAAAAGGCCCCAGCCGAAGCTAGAGCCTTTATCCAAGCCGAAACTTGGGGGGCTTTCTTATATTCCATTCCTCTGTCGTGACGATATTCACCCAATAATAACCGTCGCTGTTATGAATGATTTGAACACTATGAAAGCCGGGGAAGCCTTCCTTTTGGCGTCTTGCATATTCTTCATCTGTCCATTTCCATATCATGATCATTCATCCTTTTATCGCTACTTTTCCAAAAGTTTCCGCGCCGTGGCAAGGGCTGTCACGGGTGCGATGTATCTTGACGGTGCGCTGGTTTTACCCGCCGTCCAGCCCATTCCCTCTCTGAATATGGATGGCTAGGCATGGGTCTTTTCCAGTGAGATAAAATTCCCGCTTGAAGGCCCAACCTCGTCATCATCAAGAACGGTCAAAAGCATAGGCATGGCCTCGACTTTGATTTTTCCATCGCTGTCCAAAATGTCACCCACAAGCCCTCTTAGCTGCACCACCTGCCCGCGCTTTAGGGATCGCAGGTCTGTTACGATCTGCATCACCGCTGCTCCTTAATCTTTTCCAACGCCTGCCCAAGCTGCGTGAACACGTCTGGCAATGGCGGGTTAGAGGGTGGGGGTGGTAGGGGTGCCCAATGTTTGTAGGTGTTGTTTCCGAAGGCTTGGAAGTGCTCTAACTCTGACAAACACGAGCAATAGACCCACTCCTGCTCGGCATCAATCCACACCAAAAACGGACCCTTTTTCCGAGCCGTCGCAATCGGAAACGCGCGGCAGTGCTGGTCGGCGTAATTGCAGGCGGCGTCTGCTAGTTTGATAAACGCCTCCAATTCAGTTCGAAGGGCGCTTTCCCGATAATGCCTATCGCTGAACCACTTGTGAGTAGCTTGGAAATAAGCCGCAATATCTTCTTCGTCGTTGGTCTTAAAGGCTTTTAGGCGAAGTTCTTCGATCTGCTCAACTGAAAGCGTCGGGCTAGCTTGCCCTTCCTTGGGCGCGACAGGGGGGCGGGTGTCAGTCATTGGTGATGTCCTTGTTGAGTGCTTCAAAAACAGCGTTGCCGGGACCGATGCCGGGGCGCATGTTTTGATTGGTTCCAGATATTGCCGCGTGCCAGTTTGCCAAAGCCGCCGCCGTGCTGATGCAATGGTGAAGGGCCTTGTCTTGGTTGCCTGACATGTGCGCGTCTGCGGCTTTCTGCGCGAGGTAGCCAATAAGCCAGAACCAATCGAGTGGACCTTTTCCGGCATCGTGAGCCGCGCCCCATCGTTCTCTCTGGTGTTGCGCCTCAAGAATTACGCCGTCAGTGAAGCTATTGACCTCTGGCGTATTTAGCTTCTCCCGCAACCGCGCATTTTCCTCTTTTGCGGCCTTCAATTCGACGTCCAGATTAGATATGATGTCGATTAAGCCAGTCTCTTTAATTGCCGCATGAATGGCTTGCGTCATAATTTCCTCGGTCACGGTTGGTTTAGTCATGGTCTGTCATCCTAATTGGATTGATTTTAAGCCGCCGCTCAAAGATGGCGGGGTATTCTTGCTTGATCCATGCTCGATCTTCATCTTCCATGTTTGACAACGGCTCGAAAGAATATGTTCCGGTCAATTTCATGTATTCGAGCAATGCTGCCCTGCAATCGAGGTGCTCTTTCCATGTAAAGAAGTCTCCTTCAAAAACTCCAGTAGAGTTAGAGTAGCGCTCGCCTTTCTTGATGGTGGTCGAGCAGAAGTCACACTGATGGTCCTTTCGGGCGACATGCTCTGATTGGGAGTGGAAGTCAGTCATATCTCTCCCCCTTTGAGAGCGGTGCGTAAGAGGTCTGAAATTCTCTCAAGCGCGGTTTTCTGATAGGTTGCCCGAAGCTGAGCATCGACGGCAATTAATCTTGCATCCGCAATAGCCTCCCGCAGCCTCTTATTCTCGGCCTCAAGTTCAAGGACGCGGGCGGCCAGGTCTGGGGCTATCTTTGTGCGCTCCCACGCTTTAATTGCGTAGTAAAGCGGCGGTATGATTTCGCCCTGCGCCCCGTGCATTGCTGCTAAGTATGCGGCTACAGCATTTTTGAAGCGCTGTGATGTGGTATCTACAGCCAGTAGCTTTTGTAGGTCGGTGGTGGTCATGCCTTTGCCCTCGCAATCTCGGAATCTTTCAAACGCTTTTCAGCGCATCTGTTACAGTGCCAGCCAAACGATTGGTTCATTGACCCCCTCAACGTGCCGTGCGCATCTTTTCCGCAACGGGCGCAGCTTGGAATCTTTTCAAACCAGCGAAGTTCTTTGCTCTCGCTCACAACCCCACCTCCAACCCAGCCCTGCGCCGTATTTCGGTGAGGGCATCTTCGTAGCTGCTACCCCACGGATCAGGGTCAGGCTCCATCCCCCGCATCAACTCAGCCACGCCAGTCCTAAAGGCCTGACGGTCGGCGTCACGAATAGGCCAATCGTCGGGCACATCATATGTCTTGTTGTAAGCCCTAATAGCCGCGTCTAGGGTGGTGTTGTCAGTCATTGCGTTCTCGCTTTCACTGTTTCGGCCAAAGCCTGCCAAGCCAGTGCCAGGACATCGCCGCGTGCACCACTGCGCAACAGGGCGTTGACGTGCCGCTTAGCCATTTCGGCTAGGCGGGCGTCGTTTGATGGTGTGGTTAGGCGGGTCATGATTGCACCCCCTCCAACCCAGCAATAGCCGCATCGAACAATGCTAAGACTTCGGCGTGCGTGTGGGTGTCGTTTAGAGTGACGACATCAAGCTGAAACTTTTCGGTGCAGGTTTTCTTTAAGAAAAAGTCTGCCTCGGAAACTGCGTCTTCGGTTTCAGTAAAACGCTGAATTGCACCATAAGCACAGAAGCAAGTTGCATTTTTGCTCCATGGTCTAATTACAATGCCATCGGCATCGCGCGCATACTCGCCCTGCGTCCACCGCGCCGGATCGGAAATCAGGTCGCGGGCGGCTTTGAGTGTTTCGAGCGGGGTCATTCAACCTCCTCCACATCAACAATAACCGTGCCATCCGAAGCAACAGAAACCGCCTTAAAAGCAAGCTGAGAACACTCACCATAGCCAGAAAGCCACAGAGGCGTGTTGCGGCGCATGATATAATCGCCGCCCTTGTAGCCCTCAAATGTCTCACCAAGCGCACTTGTGGCCGCATCAAGAACGCCTTTGACGTCTAGGTTTCCATTTGGCCTAAAGGCTAAATCTTCATAGTAGCCACGATAGGAAAGCGGCTCGCCAATACTGCAACCGTTAGAGGTGCGAATTTTGGCATCTTGCGGACACTCTTTAAGAGCATCAATAAAGGCACCAAGCGTCATCTGTGACTGAGCACGCTCTTTTGCCCATTCTGCGCTCATTTTATTGATTAAAGACTGCATATCCATGTTTCACAACCCCCAAAAAATCAGGACAAAAACCAAAGCCACCACAGCAAATCCAGCGACAGCCTCAAGCGGGCTCGTGCGGTCTGGGCCATCTTGAACGGGCGGCGAATTGAGAAAGCGGGGCGGCTCTTCTAGCGGGCGCATGAGATACTCAGCGGCTAGTTCGTCGGCGCGGCGGCTCATCACGCAGCCACCTTCTTGTTCATGCGCTCAAGCTCGGCGGC